GACAATGTGGAATCCCATGTGGGAGAGAGTGGTAACTCTAGCAATATTTGTAGTATTCAGTTACCTTATAGTCAATGTAAAAGAGAGGAAACAAAATGAGCTTAGAACCGAAAACTAAGGGTAGTGCGGGTAGCACACCTCATAAAAGAGAGCAGTCAAAAAGCCAGCAAACATCTACTGCTGTTCGCCCTCCATTGCCAAGGGATGGATCTATGAATGGAATCAACACTACTTTAGGTGGAAAAATGCCAGCGGGATATGTTTCCGTATGGAATTTTGATAACAATAAAAACACCAAAAACTCCGCTACTACCAAGCCTGGTAACTGTAGTGGTAAGGACATCTGCTAATGGCTAACAATATCGCTTTCCAACCAATGGGGAAAACGGTAAAGGTAGTCGCTACTGGCGCTGCCAATACCGAATCTGCTGCGTTTACGATTACGGCAGATAGCCCTGTAAACCAGTATTACATCAGCAATGACAATGTTAATAACTTTGCGTATGTTCGAATCAACGCTACTAATTTGTTCAATGTAGCTTTACCTGATACGGTAGCGGGTTATTGCTTGGCTATTCCGCCTTATGGGTTTAAAGTATTTACTAACATCCAAGTCGGACCAACTGCCAATGTGTATGCCAAAGTAATCGGTGATGCAGCAAACACTAGCGTATACATTACTCCAGGAGAAGGACTGTAAATGAACTGGCTAACGCAAATAGCGCCCACAATCGCTACTTGCCTTGGCGGTCCACTATCAGGTTTAGCAGTAACGGCTTTATCTAATCTCTTTGGGGTTGCGCCTGACCAAGTACAGTCCATGATTAACGATAACAAACTATCGGCAGATCAGATTGCAGCAATACAACAAGAAGAAATACGATTCAAAGAACAAACTCAAGCACTAGGTCTTAACTTTGAACAGCTTGCTGTGGAGGATCGTAAAAGTGCTAGAGATATGCAAACGACTACTCAAAGCCTTATTCCTCCTGTTCTTTCTATTCTTGTTACCGCTGGGTTTTTTGGTATATTGGCTTACCTTATGGTTACTCCTACAGATACTAGCAATACACCCCTAATGATTATGCTTGGTTCACTAGGCACTGCTTGGACTTGCATCATTGCGTTCTATTTCGGATCTTCTGCTGGTTCACGAGCTAAAGATCAAATGTTATTTGATTCTCAACCTACAAAATGATTAGCTCTCGAAATCTTGATGATTTAATTCCACAAGCAAAAGAGCGTGTTGAGAAGTTTATTGCAATTTGCAAAGAGAATGGCATTGAATTATTAGTTACCTCAACTTATCGTGATAAAGAATCCCAAAACTTGCTATACGAGCAAGGAAGAACCACTTTAGGAAGAATAGTTACAAACGCTAAAGCTGGTGATTCTTACCACAACTGGCGGTGCGCTGTTGATGTTGTTCCTTTGGTTAATGGCAAACCTAATTGGGATAGTAATGATCCTATATGGAATAACATAGGTATATTAGGTGAACAATGCGGTTTAGAATGGGCTGGTCGTTGGAAATCTTTTAAAGAATTGGCGCACTTTCAGTATACGGGTGGGTTAACTCTTGCACAATTAAAAGAGGGATCTCAAATTGCCTAAAAGTACAAACTTATCCGTTGGTCGTGGTGAGAAGCTATCTGTTTCTGCTGGCGGTGGATTGACTGAAAAAGGCAGAAAGAAATACAACAGGGCTACTGGAAGTAACCTTAAAGCACCTCAGAAATCAGGACCTCGACACAAGTCATTTTGCGCTAGATCTAAGAACTGGAAAGGTGAGCGTGGTAAAGCTGCTAGGAGAAGATGGAATTGCAGGTAGATTCACATTACAAATCACTGCTTAAAGCCGTAACTTGGCGCATTACAGGCAGCCTTGATACCTTTGTGTTGTCTTGGATCATTACTGGAGAAGCAAACCTAGCGTTTAGCATAGCCTTTATAGAGCTATTTTCTAAGATAGCCCTATATTGGTTACATGAACGCATCTGGTTAAAGATTAAGGTGCTGGAATAAGCTGACCTTCAAACAGGTAGCTTCCCATGTGTCCTAATTGCGCCCAAGGTGCTGCATACACTTTCCCACCCGCCAATCTCCAAATACGGCAAAAGTGATAATCCTCTGAAAGCAAGCGATTAGTGCCAGGTTCAATGGAAGTAGCAAAATATTCATGGATTTGCTCTGCGTTATTCAATTGACCTGAAAGATCTCCTACATCATTGTTATAGCAAGGCACTTTTTTCTTAAGTTTTGCAAACACTTTGCGTTTAATTAGCATAAATCCAGTGCCTCCATTGAAGATCTCTACTGGTTTATCTACGGGAACGGTTACTTCACCCGCATAGTCCACTAAATTGACTACAAAGCTACCTGTATAGCTCTTTAACTGTTCATTAGGCACACCCGCATCCATTGCTTGCTTAGTGCTATTCCAGTTAATTTCTTTCTTAGGGTAAATACCACAAATAATGTCCTTGTCTGCCCTTAGCATTTCAACAATGTCCTCTGGTCTAAACTTAATGTCGGCATCAATAAACATTAGATGGGTAGCATCGGTTTTAAGAAAGGTATGGGCTAAGGCATTTCTAGCCCTAGTAATGAGGCTCTCATTAAACATAAAGCTAAATCGGGTCTGTACCCCAGCTTGAGCTAGTACGCTAATAGATTGCAATAAAGATTGAGTGTAAAAACCAGCACACATACCGCCATACATAGGAGTGGCAATAAAAACAATTGGTTTTATAGGTTCTTTAGGTGCTTTAATTGTTTTAGATGATGTTTTCTTCTTAGTTGCCATGATTTTCCTTAAATAAAGTTGTCGGTACTAGCGCTAATCACTTCGTTAATCAATATGTTTTTTCTGTCATTAGAACATTCGTGCATACAAGTAGTCTTAGCATTGAACTTTTGCATATACTCTTTTGTTTCCTTGCTAAACCATAGCTGATGGAAGCTCTGATCTTTGATAGATCCGATGCAACCAGTGCTGTCGTAAGCCTTGTTGTGGCACGCATACACCTTCATGTCAGCACCTATTACGGGTACGGTCTGCATAACGAAGCACCTGTTATAGCTTCTAGTATGAGAATGACTGCTCCCAGGAGTAGTGTTATAGGTACTGTTAACAGTAAAGCGATCATCACATATTGTTTGAATTTTTGCCAATTGCTCGTTGACTTCATCAGCTATCTCCTTGTGGTATTCGTAGAAATCAGGCACATACATAGGACTGAAACGCACATTTTCAACTCCGCTATCTTTTAATAACTGAGTTAGTCCCCCAAGATTTTTGTAATTGTTGCGGTGCACAATATAATTCACAGCAAGATCACAGTTATTACTTTTAATGGCTGCAAAGTTAGTGATATTGCGTATTACGCTATCAAAGCTCTTTTCTGGCACATTCCTAAACCGCTTCATTTCCTCGCCATTGGTGTAATCCATTGATACACGCACCCACTTGGCATCCTTGAGAACCTCAGCTCTTTCTTTAGCTAGATTCTGACCATTGGTGATGATAGATAGGTCCATCTTGAGCAGTAATGTAAGGCGCATGAAGTCCACTATGTCTGGGTGCATGAGTGGCTCTCCACCACCGCTAAAGGTGATTGCTTTAGTACCCATGTTGGCTAGTTCACTAAGGGTTTGCATCATCTTATCTCTTGGGATGATGTCATCTTCTTTCATGTCCTCGTGCATACCACTGACAATGTGTTCTTCTTCGCCACCGTCTTTTACCCTAAAACCAGTGCTATACACGCAAAAGAAACATCCATGATTGCAAAGGTTGATTGGCTTGACCCGAACATACACAGGTGCTAAAACCTCCCCCGCCACAAAAGAATTTAGCTTTTCGACATGGTGAAAAATCTTAAAATCGCTATATTTGTTACTTTTCATACTAAATCCTTGTATTCAACAAACATTACAGGCTCTGAAATCTTCACAGAAAGATCGTATAAAGTGGCAATATCCCCCTCATCTTTAAGTTTCCATACGGGAAAATTGACTATTTTTTGCAATCCATCAGTGAAATCTTGTGTATGAGTAATTCCCGTATATAGCGGTTTGTCAGTATTGCCCACAATACAGCGA